TATCTGTCTCCATTTTGTCCAAATCTTGAGTGTGGTCGTATTCACCAAAACAACCATTCTCTACTAATATCTGAGTAGTTATTCTTGTTCCACTTCCTGCTGCCCCAATAACAATTATTCCTTTCATTTAGTTGCCTCCATATATAGTTCTTGTGGATACCTGACCGACTTTAATCTACTCACTGTAATAAAACCAATACTTTATCATTGCCTGGTTTACCCATTGGTCTACCTCCACTTCCCATATTTAGTTTTGTTTTCATATAATCTTTTTTACTTCAGGTGGGTGTGTACCCCTGAACTTAACAGCAGAGCCCTTTCCATGAGTCCACTGGGTAGGTTTTCCTTTCTTCCAATTAGACCAAGTATTCTTAACCTTTAAGTGAGTGTCTCTCTTTTTATAGAACTCTAACTTCTCTTTAATCCTCTTTTCGTCTTTTAGTGCTCCGTAGTGATAAAAGTGTATATTGTCGCAAACAATCTTTTCCTTATCCTTTGTATCAAGTAGAATATGATGTTCGTTTGCTACGGATGCTCCGTGATGCTCCCAATGTAATGTTTTGTCGCTATATTTGAAGAATCTAAATAGGAAGGTATCCCACTGAGAACCCACAGCTACTAAGTTTGATTTCTTCCAGAAGTGATAGGCTGGATAGTTGATTATATTAGCTTCTGGGTTTTCCTTAACGAACTCAACTAATTTGTCTAGGTCATCTTGCTTCCAAACCTCATCAGCATCCAAGACCATAATGTAGTTGTAATTCTTTCCTAGTAGCTCCAGAGACCTATTCCTTAATTCAGATTTATCGGCAGCCCACCCATACCTCTCGTAAATAATCTTTTCTCCGTTTTTCTCTTTTAATACTTTCAGGACTTCATCTCTAGTTTTATCAACACTCAAACCACCCTTGTCAGAAGCGTGAGCAAAGAGCTGTGTTGCTCCCTCAACAACAGCTACTTTAGATATGTTCTTGTGCTTGATAATAGACCTTAAAGAAGCCCCTATATATTTGTCCTCATTAAGACAGATTTGGACTACTCCTATCTTTGGCTCTATTGCTACAACTTCCTTAATTCTCTTAACCATAGCTGGGAAATCAAACTTCCTTGTTCCCTTTGTAAACTTCTTCTCCTTAAGAGCTTGTTTTAGTTTCTTCCTCAAATCCTCTGGGTTGTTCCATTCTGCGAAGTAAATATTATCAAACCCCTTACCAATTTCTCTGAAGGTCTCGTAGTCATAACACACCACTGGTATTCCACAAGCTAGAGCCTCAATCATCCACATACCAAATCCCTCAAAGATAGCTCCGTTTATTACCACCTTACCTTTCTTTATTATCTCAAATTTTTCCTCATCACCAGCAAATTTGTGCATTTTAACCCTGCTTTCCATTTTTCTAATAGCCACCATAGAGTCAAATTTGATATTGTCTATACTGGTAATGACATCAAAATCGCATTTAGTTTCTTTAACTGCATCTAAGCAGTGATTTAGCATTTTGTGGTGGTCTAGTCTGGAGATGAAAACAACACTATCCTTATGTTTCTTAATATTGCTGAGGTCTTTCTTCTTACTATTTATACATGGGTAAACTTCAAACACCTCATCTTCCTTCTTATTTAACCAGGGATAAATATACTTATTGGCTGTCTTACAAAGACTGATTATCTTTACATTCGGCTTTTTTAGTAGTCCAAGTAACTCGTTCCAACCTGGGTAATCATGCTTGCCTCTGTATTTCTCCATCATTGGGAATGGGTCAAATATCTCACAGAAGGCTGTTTTGCCATACTTCTCGGATAATTTACAAGCCATAACACTGCCTATCACTGGAGAGCCAACATAGAATTTAGCATCAACATCAACACTTTTTAAGTCAGCAACTATCCTTATTTCAGGTTGAGCATAATCCTCAAACTCTTTAATAAAAACAGGAAGTCCGTTTGTGTAGACAACAACTTCGTACCCAGCTTCTTGAAGTGCCGTTGCTAACCACCAAGAATAGTATCTTCCCCCAGTGATATGTCTAGTATCCTCTGTTAGAAAAACAACTTTATTGGAATCAACTCCTGTGGAAATGTCCCCACTATAATCTGATGTGGAGTAATTCTTAGTGTCTGATACTATCTCAAACTTTTCGGGGATGCTTTCGGATAATACATTTAATGTTCCAAGTGTTACAAAACCATCTTTTCCAGCAGGAATCATAAATCTGTCTTTAGCTACTGTTCCAGAAATAACAGTATTGCTAATGTTCTTTATCTTTACTTTTCCCATATCGGTTCTGCTAAGTCTTTGAGTATCCTTTTGTCTTTTTCTGTTTTTGGTCGCCTTCTCTTAATATTCCAGCCTTCTTTGAGGTAGCAATCAAGACAATAATAGTCCTTTCCCACATTGATTCCTCCTAATTGAACTAATCCACACTTAACACAGGAGTTTTTCTTATCAAAACAACTCTTACACCAATGTTGTCCCGTGTGTCTGTTTATATATTCTGGGTTCTTAGCCCCGCATTGTGAACAAGTTAGCATTTTAATAAAAATTCTTTCATTTTCTTAGCTGATACTTCCCAGGAAAAGTTCTTCTTTATCCATTGTGAACCATCATATCCCTTTTGTCTAGCTTCTTTTTGGTTTTCGTATACATATCTCATCCAATACATCAATTCTCTGGTGTCTACCATTGCCCAATTACCTGGTTGAGATGAAAAACCTATCCTTTTTTCTAGCTTGAAGTCGTTTAGTGGATATGAATACTCTGGTAAAGCAATTTCTGTAAGACTTGACCAGTTGGTTACGATGGTTGGAAGTCCTGTTGCCATCGCTTCTCTTGGTGGTTGCCCGACTCCCTCTCCTCTTGACGGAAATACAAAGCAATCCATGTCGTGATATATGTCTGCGAGCTTCTTCCTGCTCACTCTTTCCGTTAAAACCTCAATACGAGGGTCTTTCCAATGGGTAAAGTAGTGGCTTTCGGGTGAAGTGCTCTTTAGAATCAATCTAACGGGTTCATCCCTCTCAAATTCGCTCACAAAAGCCTGAATTATGCCCCAAAAGTTCTTTCTGTCCTTATAATCTACCACTGGTTGGTAAAATCCGACACTTCCAAAGGTGAAAACATCCCGTTCTGGTCGCTCCCTATAAGGAAAATGGTCAAATTCAGTACCAAAGGGGATTACCTTGATTGGCACTTTCACTCCAGAACTGCTAAATGCCTTCTTTTGGAACTCAGTAGGTAATACTATGTAGTCCATTTTGTTACAAGCATCTACCCAGTCCTGTCCGATAGCATCTGTTTCGGTCATTGTGCTACCAATTTTAATCTTGGAGACATTTGCTTCAAAGAATCGTGGTGGAGTTTCTACTATTCCTATGTCTTGTCTCTCAAATTGTCTATTAAGTATCTTTGCTTCCTCTTGGTCGCCTTCAATCCAGTACCTCTCTCTTGTCTCAAATGTGAAATGGGGGTATATTTTCACGCCTTCACGCTCTAGGTACTTAGCCCAGTGCATATTTGATGTGCCATAGCCATCTCCCCATTCAAATGAACCGTAATAATTTACTTTAATCACTTAGATAAATTTTCTTCCCAGTACCTTAATTCCTCTGAGAGTATGTCGTTTATATTATATTTGGGTTTCCAACCAGTTTGTTTTATAAACTTGCTACTATCAGATACTAATACAGGTACATCTGAGGGTCGCATACGAGCTGGGTCTGCCTTTCTCTTTGGTTGAATACCTGTAATCACTTCTAACCTATCTAAGATGTCTTTAGCCGAGTATCTATTGCCCGAACCTATATTGTACACTTCTCCAGGCTCACCCTTCTCTACGGCTAACCTATAAGCTCTAGCCATATCTCTTACATCTGTGAAATCTCTCTCAGCTTCTAGGTTTCCGTGATGAATAACAGGAGTTTGGATTTGATGTCGTATATCTACAAACTGCTTTGAGAAGCTAGAAGGCATATATGTTTCTGGTCTGCCATATCCTTCGTGGTTAAATGCTCTGGTTCTAACTATCTTCATGTCATAACTCTTAAAGTATTGATAGCCCAGATAGTCCATAGCTATTTTAGTTACAGCGTAAGGAGAAAGGGGTCTTAGTGGATTAGTTTCTTTAATGGGCACTTCGTCAGGATGAACAAGACCGTATTCTTCACTACTTCCTGCAATTTGAATAGTTGGGTCTATCCCCACAGCCTTAATTGCATTAAATAAATTAAGACTTCCCATTATGTTTGTTTCAAATACGAAGTCGGGTTCTTTCCAGCTTGTAGGCACGAAGGCTATTGCTGCTAGGTGGAATATATAGTCTGGTTTGATTCTTCTGAGGGTTGAGTGTACTTCTGGAAAGTCTAGGATGTTCATTTTGATTAAATCACCCTCTCCACTCATTGAGGTCTTGTAAACATGATAACCATTACCTTCCAATTCATTGGTTAGATGTTTGCCTACGAACCCTGTTGCCCCACTAATTAACGCTTTTTTCATTTTAGATATATAAAGTAGGCAGAATTAAAAACTAATTCAAATTGGGGATAGTTTAGATGATATTGCATATCAGGATGAAAAATAATAGGCTTGCCATTGATAGCAAATTTAACCATTTTGGGGAATATAACGGGGAATTTCTTTGAGTATTTTTTAGGGTTACGGAGTTTCTTGTTGCTTCGCATTTTTCTTTCTAAAGCAGTCAATACATATTAACTCTTTTTTACCATTATTAGCAACTGAAATAATTGGTACATAAGACTTCTTGCAAATTGGGCACTGACTAGGTATTATTTTCATTTTAATTCGGTTTCCGTTTCGTAGTCAACCGTAACCACCGCTAAACTGTGAGTGAGAAAGTCGTATAGTAACTTCCACCGTGTTCAACGGATTTATCGCCTTGCTGATTCTAGCCTTAGCATCCAATCTTGGTTTAAGATTACCGCCTTGTGGTACATCTTCCAAGCTAGCTTCTGTTTGGTTGCCCACTCATCGCCATGACCTCCAGGGGAGGTATAGACTAAGTCGTAGTCGCCAAGTAGCCAGTGTGATACTCCGTAAGCTCCTTCTCCAAGTATAAGGGTTTGTTCAACCGTAGCCGAACCCGATGACCCTGCACTAGACACCGTTGGTGCTAGTGAGCTTGAAAGAAATCTTACACCGTACAGCTCTGCAATCGTTCCCGTAAAGATATAATCTCTTTGGAATTGAATTGCGGATTGGAAGGCTGTGTCCTTCATAAGTTCAGTGATTACATTATGTGATGTAAGTGACGAGTACATTCCATTGATTGTAGGAGCGTCATTATTTCTCAGAGTGGTTACTGAGTCAAAAATATCGTTCATGTCAATGTAGTCAGCATCTAATAATAGTGCTCGTGAAGCTCTATCGTTAGCATATCCGACTGTCGTACCTGCTACTAACACATCTCTAACCTCTGTCTCAACTGCTTCAGCAGCGTGTTGAGCGTTTAGTTTACGAAGTTCTTTTGGTAAGTCTACGAGTGAGGTGTATTGTACTGCCTCATTCCATTCATGACCTACACCAAAGAGTGCATCTAATTGTGCCGTAATTGTGGTGTCTGCTGGAGTCGCTGGTGTCCAAGTTGGTGCTGCTCCTGTGGAGTTTTTGACATATGTCGCTGCTCCAACAAAATCAGTTCCTGACGTAATGCCTAGCTTAGTGAAACGAATCCACTGAGCTGTCTTACCCTCTCTAGCAGGAACTCGGTCTTTTTGACCAAATTGCTGGTAAATGAGAGCAGGTTTAGCGAAAGCGAGTGCTTCTCGGTGGTAGAATGTTTTTTCTACATCACTGAGGCTTCCCAGATTTATAACTGCCATTTTATTTTAATTTTTTCACCTCCTTTCTACTGCCACGCTTTTTGATTTCGGCTTCCAAGTCCTCCAGCGTGATTTCTTTTCTATCAAGGGCTAAATTTAGCTCCTCGACATTCATCTCGCTGGGCGACTTTTCTCGCTCGGAATCCGCAATGGTAGCGTTTGTTTGTGTTGCGGGAAACTCTTTAGGCGGTTTCTCTACGCCTTCCGCACTCACACCATAAGAATCACTGAGGAATGATTCAATCTCCTCTACTGCGTCATCAACTGTGTTGACATTTACTGGTACAAATCCTCTAGGGTTTTTTGTTATAGCTTTCCTGACATTTGCGGGAATATGCTTGAAGTCCTTTAAGACTTCTCTAACACCTTCTTTTAGTTGCAGGTCTGCCAACTCTGTCAACGCTCTTTGAGTTAGGGGATGTTGATATGCCTTACTGTCGGCATCCGCATCTCCTGTGAGATAATCCTCTCCTCTGGTGTCTTTCTTTCCCCTTTGAAGGCGTGATAGTTTCCTATCAAGTCCTTTTCTGCGTCTCTCGCTGTCAGCGAGTTCCGCCTTATAGTCAGGTTCTACTGTCTGTTCTGCCTGTGGTTCTTCAGCAACTGGAGCTTCTGTTTCAGCAACTTCCGTTACTGTATCAGGGCTCTGTTCTACTGCTTCATCAGCAGGGACAACAGGTGTAGAAGCTGTATCTACATCTTCGGGTTTCAGGGTAATCACCCCCTTCTATATGCTAAAGTGCATAACTAACTATATACACGGGGCACAGTTGAAGTCAAATTGGATAATTAGAAGCGAGGTCTTAGTCCAGCAGCGTAAATTGGCTTTTCTTCTCCAGTAATTACCTTACCTATTCGCTCTGCTGCTACACCACCTGGAATCATTATTCTCATATCTCTTAACATCTTCTTTCTTGCGGCTGCTTTCTGCTCAGGAGTACCGCTAACCTCAGTTGCTAACATTCCAGCACCACTCTTGAGTTGTTGTGTAAATGGAGAGCTTCCAAATTGTAATCCTCTTTGTCCCATTCCAGTACCTCTGGTCAACACTTCGCCTGGGTCGTAAGGAGAGAAGCCAGCTAAGTTTTCAAAGAAGTCGTTGGTTACATTTGCTGAAGCAATTAACCTTCCCCACTTGTCTGCTTGTTTTATACTTACAAGATATTCTAATAAGTTAATCGTATAAGTGTTGTACTGAAGCATCATTTTGCCGATTGATGTCCACATAGCTGGAGGTAAGTCAAAATTCCTGTACGAGAATTGAGTAACTTTGGCTGCCCTATCTCCTGCCGCTATTGCCTTATTTAAAAGTTTACTACTACTTAAAACCTTCTCTATTCCCCCTAGTTCATCAATACTTTTGTATGCACCACCAAGAAATGCTTGACCCACATTTCCAGTTTCAGACATATTGAAGAAAAGCATCCCAAACTCTGATAATCTTGAATTTATCTTTTGTATCTTTGTCATTGGAATGGATGGTTCTTTCAATCCCTTGATTACTCTTTTAAGAGTTCCAGATGTCTCCAATGCTCCTTCAAATGTTCTACCAGATAGTGTTGCAGAACCTTCAAGAAGTTTTCTATTAAATTTGGTGTCTCTCCTTAGTTCCACCATTCCTTTCTTCCAGTATTTCCCACCAATTTCCGTGAAAGTAAGGGCTTTCTGAGAAAGATTCTGGATAGCTGACCTCATGTTAAACATCAAACCACCTCTGTAAGTCGCACCTGTATAGGCTTTAGCTAGTTGCCTGAAATCTGCTTTCAATAAAGTACTAAGCAGCCTGTCTGGTTCAGCAGTTCTCCTCATTATTCCAAAGTTTAAGAAATCTCCAGCAAGAGACTGCAAACCCCTGGGCATAACATCAATAAGAGCCTTTGCCTCAGTTACCGCTTCTTTAAGATATATGTCTCTGCCTATGGCTCGTGTATAAGCTCCTAAAACTTCTGCTATATCCTCTGTGGCAAGAACCTTACTTGCTCCTAATTCTGCTGTTCTTTTTCTAAAGTTTGGGTTAGATTGGAGAGCAATTATAAAATTCTTGTCAAGGAGTGGCATTATCTCTCTGTCTATGTTGGAAATTCCACCCTCAATAAGCCTGCTATCTATTATGTGGGTTGCATAATTATCTAGCTTAGAAATTTCTTCTAATCCTAATCGTTTTCTTACCACATTTGCCTGGTCAAGCATGGTGTTATATAGCTTTCTTGTTTTAACGGCTGCGTTTATTTCTTTGCTGTTTGCCTTTATACTTTTTCCATATAACTTTATTGCCACATCATCAGATGCGTTATCTAAAATCTTGAAAACTCTAATCCTGCCCTCTTTAGGCATTTTCCCGTAAGTCTTGGCTATAAATGGAGTTATGTCGCTTTTAACCCACTTCTCCATAGCAATAGCCGATTTCTCTATTGGCTCATAAAAGCCTTTCTTTAGTGTGCCTGTTGAGTCAAGAGATTCAATGGTTCTCCAAAATGGTCTGAAAAACTTTTGTATTATGTTCACATCAGTATCCATCTTCCTAACTTTAGCAATCGTATCAAGGGGTTGAACCATATATTTTGGAACTGTGAATTGTGTTTTGTTTGCATAGGCGATTGGTTTTGTAGCCTTGAATGACTCTCTCACTCCTGGTAGTAACTGTTGCCCTTCAGCAAGTTGTTTCCCTGGAGGAAGTTTCTGCGACCATAATGTTTTAGCTTCCTTACCAAATCCACCCTTAACACCCTCAAATACATCTGCTAACTCATCAATGTCTAGGTTTTTAAGTTTCTTTCCACCACCCACATTCCTTATAAACTTGTCAATCGCAGCATCTCCTATCATTTTGTCTGAGTAAATACCTTTTCTTAACTTGATTCCTTCTACGATAGCATCCTGATATTGTCTTGGAGTGGTTGGAACTAGCCTGAGAACATCATCAAGTCTTTTGACAACATCATCTGATAAGGATGCTGATTTCTTTAGTGCAAATCTCTCTGCTAACTTAGTTCCTTTTATGAAATCTCCGCCCGCAGCAGCAAACTTACCAACTGGTTTAAGTGCTCCCTTCGCTATTCCCCCTAGAGCCTTAGAAACAGGTGCAGCAAATAATAAGTTTAGAGGGTCAAGTAAGAGTTCCATACCAAACCCAGCCACGCCTGACATAGTTGGAGATAGTCCTGATTTTTGTAGTCCTGACTTGTAATCGCTTGTACCAAATAGAAGTGGAGATAGCTTTCCTTGTATCCATTGTTGAGGCTTGTCCAACATACCTATTTTTTCTGCTGCCTTAGAAACTCCACCAAAGAACTTTTGTTTGCCTGTTGGTGGGGCAAATGGAGAGGGAGCTCTCTCAGTTGTTATTTGAGGAGACGAACTGGGAGCTGAGTAACTTGAACTTCCTGAACTGTGTTTGAATAAATCAGTATTAACATAAACCATATTATCCTCCAAAGAGTCCTTTCCATGCGTTTACAGATGGTATGAGATATTTGTCCTTTAATTTTGTAAGTAGATTTGTCTTTGGCTTCGGTGCACTATAAGCTCTGTTTCTAGCAACATTGTCATTTATTCCAGTTACTCCGCCTAAATCCAAATTCAAATTATCAAACATACCTTGCTTTATTGGTTGCTGTTCATGTTGTAGAGGCGTATATAGTGGGAGATTCTGATAACCACTAAGGTCTAGGTCGCCACCTACACCCCTATTTATTGCTTGCTGTCCTTCTTGTATAACGCTTTGAGCGTAAGGATTAGCAAGAGTTGGTGTTGGTCTTAGTGCATCTACCCCAGGGGACTTATATCCAGGCATAAGTGAAGCAGGGTCGTTACTACCAGGAACAAAAGATTGCCCAACTCCTGGAAGCGGTGTTCCCAAGTCCATCATTCCTTCTAGTCCAGCTCCAGTTAGTGCTTCCGTTCCTGTTGGTTGAGCACCTGGCTGAGTTAATGCAGGGAATTGATTGTCGTGCATAAATCTTGCTGACATCCTGTCATCTGTATAAGGCATCCTAACTGCTCCAGAAGCATCAACTATTCCTTGACCAACTGGCATAACCTGGTCTTGAGCGTAATTTCTTTCCATTAACTCCCTACCTCCTGGTCTTGCTTCTTCTTGCTCTATCTTCGCTGCTTGTTGACCAAACATTGTTTGCTTGGCTTGTGCAGCAACTTCTGGGTACACATCTTGCATAGACTCCAGAGACATTATTCCAAATCCTGAATCAAGGTTCTCTCTCACGCCTGGGAAACCAGCGTTATAAATTTCATCAAGTTGGTCTCTTAAATCTTTGTTTGCAGGTAGCCATTTCGCATCTTCTCCCTGTTCCCAAATTATTTGCTCTCCACTCGCAGAATTGGCATAAACTCTTGTTGGGATGTGTGCAATATATATTCCTTTTTCCTTGTCGTATTCAATTTCGTCTCCAACTGGCTTTCTACCCACTGCGTCAATAAAGGATTTCCTTACCATTGTTTCATTTGCATCTTTAACATCTGTTGCATCATAAATCTTGTGCCACCAAGCTCCGTCAAAGACATGGGTTTGTCCTTCACTAAATGCAGGTAGACCCTTTTCATCCAGTGCACCCTTGTTTACTATCTTGTAAGTAGGTAAGCCATTTTCATCCAGTTCTTGGACATAGGCTTTGTTTGTCATTCCAGCAAAATCTTCTGTTATGCTTCCGATTATGTCCTCTACTTCCATGCTGCTAATATCCTGCCCACTAGCCGACAATTCCTCTATCTTCGCATTTATAGCTTTGTGCATCCCGTACTCAGAAGCAAGAATGTCTTGTAGTGAAAGATTTGGTAGTGGGACTTTAGCTCCACCTGCGGTTGTGTTGCCGTCTACAAAAACCTCATCTGTGAACATCTTTTCTAAGTCAATAGCATCTTTCTTATCACCCATGTAGTAAACACCTGCACCTGGAGGGAGGTTGTCAATCTTCTGTATTCTCCCGTCAAGTTGTGATGCTCTTTGGTAAACCAAAAGAATTTTGCTAGCTTGACCTTCGTATGGGTCTATTTGTCCAAATTGCATCTTCCTGTCAATGTCTCTTAGTTGCTCTACATATTCCTCATCTTCCTGTTCCCAAGTCTTGTTGGTTAATGGATTAAGTATGGAGTAAGAACCTGAGCCACTTCCTCTACCCTCAACGGTTGGGAGACCTCCAAAATTGCCCCTAACCAAGCCCTTTTCTACATCTTTAGCAACTTTGTCTGTGAATGAATCAAATCCTTCTAACATTTCGTAGAATCCAAAAGCAGTAGCCTTCTGGTCTAGTGTAAACAATGCTTCAGCTAGGTCGTCTGGAGCTATTGTTCCGTCATGCCAAGCGTTTTTAAGTAATCTGAAATCTGTTACTATTTCTTTCTTCTGCTCACCCTCGTATTCTTCTTGGGCTCTGTCAAAAGTTTCTATGGCTGTTGTTTGATATTGGGTAGCTGCTAAAGCATCTCCGTCTTGGGCTGCCTCATTAGCTAATTCCATATACATAGTAGCCTTCTGTACTAGAACATCCGAATCCGCACCACCCAGGCTGGCTATCTCTAATTCCTTTGATGCTCTAAGCATTGACCTTTCGTCTTTCTCATAAGAAGCATTGGCTGACTGCGACCTTGCTGACCATGTTCCTGCTGATTGCAGAGCAATAGAGTGAGCTGGTGTGCCTGGAATCAAACTTTCTGCATAACCAGCATAAAATCCTGCTAACTTATCGGCTGCATTGGCTTGCTCTGGGGTGTCATTTTGACTGTTTTTGTAAGTTGCTTCTAAGGATTCAACTTCAACTTTAACTCTTGTATCACGAAGCGTGTCTAATACAGCAGACTTGTCTGCAAGTGAGGCTGTTCCTCTTTCTAAAACATCTTCTAAGTAATTTACGAAGTCGCTATTGCTGATAAGTCCATCGTCATATCTTTTTATAATATCAGCATCTTCCGCCTTTTGGGTTTTGTCGGAAATAGAGCTTGCCTTACTAGAAAGGCTTACTCTCCTTCCACCTTGAAACATTGAAAAAGACGAGCTTTTCCTTATTTCTGATGTCCTTGCATTTCTTGCACTTGCCATTTTTCATTATCCTTGACCAGCTTCGGCTAAATTCTGACCTATCCTATTGATAAAGCCGTCAGCCGAAGAAAAAGAAGTATTTGAACCAGGTAGAGCCATAGGTTGTGTTTGTCCTTGATTCTCTCCAGATGTTAATGTTGGAGTTGCCTGCTCTGGTGGAATACCTGGTTGCCCTGGTTGCCCTGGTTGTCCACCTGGTTGTCCTTGTGCCTGCATTTCTGCTTGGGCTGTTTGAGTAGCTTCCTTGATACCAGGAATTAACTCTACAACTTTGTGTCGGAGTGGGGCTAACTCTGGGTCTGATTCCTCTTGTTTAAGTTTATCTATTTCTTTCTCAACATTCTTATATCCAGCTTCTCCTAGTGCTGAGTGGAGAGAGATTAAACCAGATTGGTACTTGTTGACAATGTTTGTAATCCTCTCTGAGCTCGTAAGAGGAGTGATTTCATTCCAGTCCAATTCTATTGGTCTTAATTCCATATCATCTGTCTCAGGATTTATCCAGAAATCCTTTTTGAAGTATTTTTGTCCAAGTATCTGGATACGCTCTGTTATTTCTTGTAGTGCCAAATCCCAGCTTTGTCGCTTATCTTCTATAACATCTACCATTGACTGATAATCAATAGCCTTAGCTCTACCAGAATCGCTTTGTCCTCCACCGAAGGTTACTTCAGGAACTCCCATATCGTGCATTGACCTCTTAATTCTCTGCAAGTATGTGTCGGCAGGGAATGTATTGACGGGTTGAGGCATTGCTTCAAAACTAGCATCCTCTCCCTGCACGAACACCACTTGTCCTGAACCAGTTTTGATTGATTCGGGGTCAAAATCGGGCATATTTCTTGCAACATACTTAGCATTTGTGGCTGCTCGGATGAAATCTCTAGTATCATTAGATGTTTCGTTGTATTCAATCTGTGGGTCAATGAGGAAATCTATGTCTGATAATCCCCAAGGCTTGTTAGGAACAGTGATGTTAGGAACGATTACCCAAGGATTAAAGCCCCATTCGTGTAAAACATACTGCACAGGCATATCATTTACTAAAATCATGTTTCTTGTCTCATCCCAATAGGTTGTAACCCAAATCTTAGGAAGCTGTGTTTTACCAGAAGGTACAACTTTAGACTGAGTAGCTGTCTTTTCCTTTGAACCATACTCTCCACCAGTCTCATGAGAACCAGCCGAGGCTGCATGGTCTAGTAAATCAGTTTCCATTCCTGCTGTTAGGATAGTTATTCCAAATTCTTTCTCTACACTAGCCACAGTTCTTCTTTCTCTCTCAATTACGAAGTCATAACTGGTAACATCATCACCACTCCACCCTATATATAGATTGTCTGTGTTCTCTTTTTGAACAATTTTAATCTCTTTCTTCTTTGGTTCGTAGAAAACCTTAATTCCAGCACCTCCAGAAACGATTTGATTCATTACTGCACGCCTGTAAGTGCCAGTCCAAAACCTATTCATCATAAATACATGGTCTTGAAACTCCTCTGTTGCTTGTGCTCTGATAGCTTCTATACTAAATGCCTCTTTATCTACATTTAATCCTGGTACTTTTATCTTTGGAGGGTTGTTTCCCATCCCATAATACAGTTTTATACAAGTTTTACCTGCATAATTGAAGGTAGCGTTGGCGTGTCCTCTCTTTTCCTTCTTTTGAAGCCCTATAATGTTCGTGTAAGAGGATTGGTTGCCTAGAAAGAAGTCTTTGCGTATAGCATTGATGTTCTTTCTTTCCATCTGCTCACTACCGAGCTGTCTTAGATAGCCAGTTATCTTCTTTTGCCATCGTTCATGTTCTCGTTTTGACTTCTCTAAAACTAATTTTGATTTTGATAAATCTATTTTTCTTCGTTCTGCCATATTATACTTCCTCCCCTGTTGCACTTAGAGATTCCTCTGCTTCTCTTACTGCTCTTGCTGCTTTAGCTTCTTGTAGTCTAACACTTGGTCTCTTTCCTTCTTCGTGATACTGTGATTGCAAGTAATATCCTTCATCTTCTAACTCTTTAGCTAAATCATAATACTCTCCCCAATTCCACTCACTAGCATCCCATTTACCTAATTGTCCGAATTTCATTAGGTATGCTGCCATTAAAGCATTTGTATTAGGGTCAAGCCTGTCGTCATTTGGTAATACACCATAAATAGAACTTTGCTCATCTCCTGCGTATCTGCTCATCACATCTGCCCAAGTATCATCGGTAAATTGGAAAAGTCCTGTTGGATTACCTGCTTCTTGCCCTTCTGGAGTCATATTAACCTTTGTTGGGTCGTAAGAACTCTCTGAAAAAGCTATATCGTAAAGCAAATCTGCTGGTACACCAAACTTTTCAGATGCAGCTTGAATTGCTGAGGTTACTGATTCTTGTGGTGCTTTCCCTTGTGTCTTAGGACTTCTACCATATCCTACTTTTGATGGTAGTGGAGATGGGGAAGATACTGGTGTAGGTGATGGTGCAATGTGTTGTGGTTCTTCTGGTTGAACATCAGCTCTACCACGAATACCCTCTGGTAAATGTTTTGACCCCAACGGTGCTTGAATTTGTGTGTTAGGTATAAACTTATGCCCAGCCTTTGGAGGTTTTGGCGATTCCTTAATCATTTTACGCTCTTGAAACCAAGGCTTTATCGCTTGTATCTGTTTGCCAATATTAAATCTGTCTAGTATTCCCATTGGTTTATTTTTACTCGTTGTCCATATTTATAGAATTGGATAACTATGGTCTGCCTCCATATTTCCTTCCTCCTTGTGGAAGATAGGTTTCATACATATCAAAATCGTAGGCTACTTTGTGTTTCATTTTGGGCATTAGTTTGTCTACATACCAGATAGCCATTGCTAACATCATCACTTGGTCGTTTTTAATTTTCTTGTCATCTAGCTTGTATCCTTCTAGCTCAGTTCTTAGCTTTCTACTTCTAGGAAACCTCAGTAATCCCCAGTGAGTTGCCACATCAACTTCTTTCCCATTAACCATCTTTACCTCTCTACCATCCTCAAAATATGCCTTCATTTTAGCTAGTGCTTGGGCTTTGGCTTCGGCATAACTCCTACCCTTACCTGGAAATCCAAATCCGTTTAGTTCTCCTAGATACTGTTCTACATTCTTGCCTCCCAAGCTCCCTCCGTCAAAGATAAATCTCACATTAGCTTTCAAATCCTTGTACTTCATAAACAGCAATTTGACCATTTCGTACTGCATGGGGAGGGGAACAGAGTGTCCTTTGAATACTTTTAGATAAACTAGCTTCATTGGCTTGCAATCATACCTAAGTACACCTATGGCTACATTGTCGTTGGCTGCTGCTGGGTCAAAAGAAATCACATACCTCCCTTTCCGTAAAGGTTGTTCAGCCCAACCATCCTCGCTGAATTTTGTCTCCCATCTAAAAGCGTTAATGATGTCTGCTATGGGTAGAAATCTCCCACCAGCCTCTACAAACTCTCCGTAAATCATCCTTCTTTTAAGGTCTGGGTCAGCAACAGACTCAACTCTCTTAATGTGTTCTGGGTCTAAGTGGGGGTTGTCATACATTGTTCCCTCTAATAGATAGTATGAGGTCTCTGTATCACGAGCCATTTCTACAATTTCAAAGTAATCATTAACATTCTGTGGCGTTCCTACTAGGTCTAAATTCCCCTGAAAGAAAACTAATCTAGGTAACAGCGTAGCGTTTACAAATAGTATCAAGTCCTGAATATCTCCTACCTCATCTCCTGAGATATAGGCAATCTTCTTCATTTTGAATGACGCACCCAAGTCATCATACGACCTAATAAGGGTAATAGAGTTATTCCACCATTTAATATGAGGTAGGGGTATTTCTTTTACCTGGGTTATTGCTTTCTGGATGATGGATTTGTTGGTAGTGGCTTGACCACCAGGGGTATAAACAAGGTAATCCCCATTAACAATGTCTAATATAGTGTGGTAAACAGCTTTAGAAATCTCATAGGTCTTGCCGAAGTTTAATGTGGGATACTCAGTTCTTAACCATCCTTCTGGGGGGAGTCCTAATTTAGCCAGTCTAGGCTTTGTCATGGCGTGGTGGATGTGTTTAATGGCGGTTACAGTCGTTTTGCCCCATTGGTTTCCTGGTTTGAGGATATTAACCAATTCAGTACTATTCTTAATCCATACTTTTTGTTTGGGGGATAGCTCTATTCCAAGGAACTCTTTACTGAAGGTGGGTAAATCAAGTGGTATCTTTTGGTTCATCTAAGTATTCGTTCTCCTCCTTTACAGAAGCGGGTATCATTTTATGTCCGCACTTTCCGCAAATATATAATTCACCAGAGAAATACTTAGCTGCCTTTAACATAAATTCAGCAGTATCTATCTTGGCTTTAGTTCTTTCTACCTCTACCCGTTCTGCTCCAACTATATCACCTGGCTTAACTCTAGTCTTACCAGTAACCATATCTTCGTAACCTTTCTGAAGCATTGTTTCCTTGAAGTCCTCCCAAGTAATCTTACCTGTTTTTAGTAAAAGGAGCTTTTCGTGGTCATCTGAGTGTCTTTCAATAGTTACATAGGGTTTACCGTACCTCATTACCATCAAGGGCTTGGGTTTGTGTTTAGCGTGCTTCTTAACACCACCGCTATATGCCATACGGAAAGCCTTGAGTACCCCCATCTTCACCATCTCCGATATACCCATTTCTTTATATTTCATTTAATATCTCCTTTCATATTAATCATCCATTCAAAGTGCTTTACATCTTCTTCCCTTACTAAAACCTTTATTGTTCTGCACTCAACATTTATCTCATTTCCCTTTTTGACCCGTTTCTCTATATTTAGTGGATAAACGATATATTTCTTCATTTAGTTTTCTTTCTTGTTTCCCAAACAGTCTTTTTGCATTTACAGTATTTCATTTTAATTTGGTTTATTCATGTTTTAACATTCATATCCATAAGTACTTCCGTTTTCATCTGACCTAAAATTAGTATGGCGATTCCACAACCTTTTCTGAGGACAAGTCCACTTCCAATGATTATAAGGTTCTCCTGTATCGTGATGATAATAAGTACCAATGCTAGTTCTAATCAATATCGCTCCGCATATACCACAATGTTGTTCTTTTAGTTTATTCATCTTCCACCCATATCTTCTTTCCAGCTATTTTGCTAACTATCCATCTTCCCTTCTTTAACTTATTAACGATTTTCTGAGCTTCTTCTGGGGATACTTTGTCTACTTTGAAAGGGGTAGCTACTGTGTGAGTAGCTACTTCATCTAAGGTAGCTACTTGGAAATAGGGATTACCGTTCTTTGTTACTAGGCATGGGAGTTCTTTGATTTGTGCGTAGATGTTCTTTTGAAACTCCTTGATTGATACTTCTCTCATGTAGCTACTTTACCATGTTTTGGTAGCTACTGTCAAATAGCCTCAATTCTATATGGGTATCTCCCTGAAAATAAACCAGACCTTAATTAAAATACTCCTACTACCCATGCTTTATTGAATAGTAGAAGTTGTTAATACAAATAAGGAAGAAGTTATGCGTGAGGCGTGCCTGAATTATTCTACTAATTAAGACCCCTAGGGCGTGCAATAGTGAATGAATTAGCGATAGAATAGGGCGTTATTGAACAAATTTAAGAACACTTAGGGCGTTAGAGTAAGCCTGTTATATCATAAGAACCTAGTAACAAGTTAGCGAGTTATAGAGTTATAGGTATTTGTGTTTAGGCTCTAATAGCTTATGTTTGTCTTTAGGCTTGTAGTTATCGTTTTTAGAGGCTTTTAGCGTGATTTTAAGCTCTCTATATTTAGATAGACGATAGTATCATCATTTATAATTAGTTATGTTTTGATATATTGCTCCTTGACATTGTATCCTTATTGTATTAGTATTGTATTAGAGATAAAGGAGGTGAAGAACATGACCGATAAATATTACAAAGACATTGTACCAAGCGAAATTTTCGATATTGAAGATAGTAACGAAATGGCAGAAATGTGGCTAGGTAGTGAACTTAGTAACCCAAACTGTGGGAAAATAAACCCTTGTATGGACTGCGGGGTGGAGGTTGATAACCTAGATAATGATATATGTGATAAATGCTG